AAAGAGTTCCTAATTGCGTACCAATTAAAAAATGAGAAAAAACACATCATATAGAGTACACGTACAAGATACAGATCAAACAGAAGTAGATTCTGTAAATATAGAAAATGGTGCAATGTTACGTACTGATGACTATTTATATATGGGTCATAATAACGAAAACGTAATTGTATATCCACAAACTGGTGCAACTAATTTAGGTTGGGCAAGATATGACGATACAGAATATGATTCTAATTATAAACTAACACTTGTAGAAGATACAGAAGTGGTATTATCTAACAATGGTGGAAATGTAGTAAGAAGCCATTCAAGTATAAACTTTTATGATTCATCTACTCAAAAGGTATTAGGTGTCAATGAGAATGATGTTTATATTTTTACAGTAGCTTTTAAAGCATCTGCTGCTAATGCAAACCAAACATTCTTAGAATACAATTTAGAGGGTAGTGGTCAAATATCAAGAGTAGCAGGAACTATTGCTTACCCAAAAGGAAATGATGCAGAACACGTTGAAAACATAATGATGCAATATTACACAGATGCAACATTTGTCGCTGATGGAGTTCAATTAAAAGTTAACTCTGTTGGTGGTGATTCCTTAATATGGGATGTTATTTACTTCATACAACGTACACAAAACGCAGGATAATGAGAAACTATAAAGATAGAAACCCAAGTCCACAAAACGACAAAAGAGGATGTTTATGTAAAGACGGTAAAACCTATTCAAGAAAATGTTGTGATGGTAGCTTCCAAGCGCAAGGAATAGGAAATATAACTAAGATAGACTAAAAATATAACAAACATTTAAATAAATCATTTATATATAAAGCAATAATATGAAACCAACTGCAAATAAAATATCAACAAAACTATCTAAAATAAATGTCTCTTTAAGTTTACAGCAAGCAGAAAAAATTCTACAAGGCTTAAATGCTTATAAAAAATATGGTGATAAATTTGAAAAAGAAATTCAAGAATATAAAATGAAAATACTTGAAATTGATAGAGAAATTGATCAAGGTATAGATGAGATGAACAGGGATATAAAAAATTTAGATAAAGCTTTACAAGAAATTAGTGAAATGAAAAAAACAATTGGTAAAGATATTCCAGAGGCTCTTGGAGGTATTGAAAGAAGAGAAAAAGAAATACAATCTGGTATTAATAAATTAGAGGATTATAGTTCTATGTGGTATTATATTGCAAAAGAAGTACAAGGCCTTAAATAAAAATATAACGATTAAAGTATTAATTTATTGTAATAAATATGAAAGCGACAGATATGTTAAATAAAGTAAAAGAGCTTGTTGGGGTGGAGGCATCCGAAGAAGTTAAATTAGCACAAGCTACTCTTGAAAACGGAACTGTAATCGAAAGTGAAGAGTTTGCAGCAGGAAGTGAAGTATTCATTGTAACAGAAGATGAAAAGGTAGCTTTACCGATAGGTGAATACACTCTTGAAGATGGCGAAATGCTTAAAATAGAAGAAGAAGGTGTTATTGCATCTATTGGAGCAGCGGAAGAAGTTAAGGAAGCAGAAGCATCCGAAGAAGTAGAAGCTGCTGAAGAAGAAAAAGAAGAAATGAACTACGCTACTAAAGAAGATTTAGCAGAAGTCAAAGCGATGATTGATGAAATCAAGTCTATGATTGAACCTAAAAAAGAAGAAAAAGAAGAAATGAGCGAAGAAGTTTCTAAAGAAGAAGTTAAGGAAGTAAAAGAGGAATTAAGTGTAGTTGAAGAACCTATTGCTAAAGTAACTCACAATCCTGAAGCTGAGACTAAAAATAATTTAAACCTATTTGCACAGAAAAGAACATTGACTACTGCAGATAGAGTATTACAAAGAATTTCTAATATTAAAAAATAAATAAATTATGCCAACTACTACAAGTATTACAACTACTTATGCAGGTGAATTTGCAGGACAATATATTTCTGCTGCACTTTTAAGTGGTTCAACAATTGAAAATGGAGGGATTACAGTTAAGCCTAACATTAAATTTAAAGAAGTATTAAAAACTGTATCTACTGATGATATTGTAAAAGATGCATCTTGTGATTTTGATGCTACTTCTACTTTAACACTTGACGAAAGAGTGTTACAACCTGAGTATCAGCAAGTGAACTTACAACTTTGTAAAGCAGATTTCCAAAATGATTGGGAAGCTATTTCAATGGGTTATTCTGCATTTCAAAACTTACCTTCATCTTTTAGTGATTTCTTGATTTCTCACGTTGCTGCTAAAGTAGCGCAAAGAACTGAAACCTCTATTTGGGAAGGTTCTACTGCAACAAGCGGACAATTTGATGGGTTAACTACTCTATTGGATGCAGACACTGCACACACAGGAGGAAACAAAATCGCAGGAACCACTGTTGATGCTGCAAACGTAATTGCACAACTTGGTTCTATTGTAGATGCTATCCCAACTACTATTTATGGATCTGAAGATCTTAATATATATGTATCTCAAAATATCGCTAGAGCTTATGTAAGAGCTTTAGGAGGATTTGGAACATCAGGATTAGGAGCTAATGGTACAAATGCTATGGGAACTCAATGGTGGAACAACGGAAGTTTAACTTTTGACGGAGTTAAAATCTTTGTTGCAAACGGATTAGCAGATAATACAGCAATCGCTGCTGAAAAATCTAATCTTTATTTTGGTACGGGATTATTGTCTGACCAAAACGAAGTTAAAGTAATTGATATGGCTGATATCGATGGTTCTCAAAATGTGAGAGTCGTAATGAGATTTACAGCTGGAGTACAATACGGAATCGTAAGTGAAATCGTATCTTACGGAATCTAATATAAAAATAAACTAACTAAAGAGGGTGGGTAAGCCAAATTTGTGCCTACCTGCCCTTTTTTAATACAAAAAAACTATGGCTTGTGATTTAACAAAAGGTAGAAAAGAACCATGTAAAGATGTAGTTGGAGGTTTAAAAGCAGTTTATTTCGTTGATTTTGGCGATTTAGGTACTGTAACTAAGACTGACGATGAGATTACAGATTTATCAGGAACTTTTTCTGCATACAAATATGAATTAAAAGGTGGAAGTAGCTTTGAACAGGCTATAACGTCTTCAAGAGAGAATGGAACTACATTCTTTGATCAAACATTGTCTTTATCTCTTAAGAAATTAACTAAAGAAGATAATAAAGAATTGAAACTTTTAGCTTACGGTAGACCACACGTAGCAGTAGAAGATTATAACGGAAATGTATTTTTAATGGGGTTAGCACATGGTTCTGACGTGAATGGAGGAACAATTGTTACTGGAGCTGCAATGGCAGATCTTTCTGGATATACTCTTACATTAAATGCACAGGAATTAGAACCAGCTAATTTTGTTAGTGGTGCAACTGCAGCAGATCCTTTTGCAGGAATGGCTAGTGCAACTGCAACAATTATAGAGGGTACTAACTCTTAATATTTTTTCATTTGGTTTTAAAGGGGGTAGCAGAAATGTTACCCTTTTTTATTATAACAAATTCAAAGTTTTTTTATTGTATTAATATGATTGTATTACAAGAAAGTGCAAGTGTGCAAACTATTAAATTTATACCAAGACAATTTACAATAGGTAATAGTTATAATATTACAATAGTAAATGAATCTACAAACGTAGAGGTATATAACCAGGACACTACGGGCATTTCTAGTGAGCTTTATTATAATTTATATAGTGATATATTTAATTTAAAAGAAGATGTATTCTATAACATTGAAATTAAAGATGCTAAAGTTATATTTAAAGATAAAATATTTTGTACAAATCAAACAAATTTACCAGAATATTCAATAAATAATGGTGAATATGTATCTAATCAAACTGACAACGAATTTATTACGTTCTAATGGATAATAATTTACACATAGTTAATTTAGCTTCTTACAACAGGCCTAAAATCAGCGAAGATAAAAACCGTGATTGGGTAGAGTACGGAGATGATAATGACTACTATTCTTATTTAATTGAACTTTATACTAATTCTACTACTAATCATTCTATTATAAATGGTGTTAGTAATATGATTTATGGTAAAGGATTAGATGCTTTAAATAGTAGTGCAAAACCTAACGAATACGCTGCAATGCGTTCTATTGTTTCTGATAGTTGTTTAAGAAAAGTAGTACTTGATTTAAAATTATTAGGTGAAGGTTCTTTTCAAGTTTTATATAAAAAAGGAGAAGTAGTAAAAGCAGAACATTTCCCAAGACAAACATTACGAGCAGAAAAATGTAACGAAGATGGAAAAGTAGAAGCATACTACTATCATCATAATTGGGCAAAAGTAAAGCGTAGTGACAAACCTCAACGCATAGCAGCTTTTGGTTTTGGTAACGGAAACGAGCCTGAAATTAAAATGGTAAAAAAATATGTATCTGGATATGATTATTATTGTCCAGTAGATTACCAAGGTGGTTTAGCTTATGCAGAATTAGAAAGCGAAATAGCAGACTACTTAATTAACGATGTACAAAACGGTTTTAGTGGAACAAAGGTAGTTAACTTTAACAATGGTGTACCTGATAGAGAGAAGCAATTACAAATTAAAAGTGATGTAATGCACAAACTCACAGGAGCGAGAGGTGAGAAAGTGATAATTGCATTTAATAACAACGCCGAGTCTAAAACAACAGTAGATGATATTCCATTAAACGATGCACCACAACACTATGAATATTTATCTAACGAGTGTTCTGCTAAACTAATAGTTGCCCACCGGGTAACAAGTCCATTACTTTTAGGAATTAGAACTGAAAACAACGGTTTAGGCTCTAATGCAGATGAAATAAAAACTGCTGCACTTCTATTTGATAATATTACTATTAAACCTTACCAAGACTTATTAACTGATTGTATAGATGACATTTTAGCAGTTAATGGTATATCACTTAAACTTTATTTTAAAACTTTACAACCTTTAGCTTTTATTGAAACAGATAATGCTATAACAGATGAATCACGTGAAGAAGAAACAGGAGTAAAACTTTCTGAGGAGAAACCATATGTTGATGATAGAATATTTGATCTACTTAATGACTTTGGAGAAGATGAAGATTTAGAAAATTGGGTATTAGTTGATGAAAGAGAGGTTGACTACGACCAAGAAGAAGCATTAGATAAAATGATTGGATTAGCTTCAACAGGAACCGCAAGACCAAACGCAAAAAGCGAACAAGATGGAGAGGTTGATGATATGAAATTTAAAGTACGTTATCAATATGCACCATTAGAAGAAACTATCAAAAAAGGTAAGAGTGTAAGTAGAGACTTTTGTCAAAATATGATTAAAGCAAAAAAGATATATCGTAAAGAAGATATAATGCAAATGAGTAAAAAAGCAGTAAACGCAGGATGGGGAAAATCTGGAGCTGCTACTTACGATATATGGTTATATAAAGGAGGAGGAGCATGTCATCATTTTTGGATGAGAAAGACATATATGGCAAAAGATGTAAAACCAGATGCAACTAACCCAAATGCAGAAATAAGTGTAAATAAGGCAAAAAAAGAAGGTTTTAAACCCGAAACTAACGACCCTAAAGTTGCAAAGCGACCAAAAGATATGCCTAAACAAGGATTTGTAAATAGATAAAAAATGGCACAAGCATTATTTGTAACAAGAAAAGATGTAGTAAAATTTACTGCTATGAATGGAAATGTTGACACAGACAAATTTATTCAATATGTAAAAATTGCACAAGATATACATATCCAAAACTATATTGGAACCGACCTTTATAACAAGATTCAATCTGATATTTTAGCATCTAGTTTAACAGGTGATTATTTAAGTTTAGTAAATGATCATATAAAGCCAATGTTAATTCATTGGTCTATGGTCGAATATTTACCTTTTGCAGCTTATACTGTTGCAAATAAAGGTGTATTTAAACACAATTCTGAAAATGCTGAAAACGTATCAAAAGAAGAAGTTGATTTTTTAATAGAAAAAGAAAGAAATACAGCACAATATTATACAGATAGATTTGTTGATTATATGAGTTTTAATGCTAGTTCTAAATTTCCTGAATACTATTCAAATAATAATGATGATGTATATCCTGATAAAGATACTAGTTTTGAAGGATGGGTGTTATGAAATACAAACCAAAACAAGAAAACGTAAATAAGTTAAAGCAATATTTTACTTATATAACAAAAACTAAAAAAAGTAATTGTATTAAATATGGCAAATAGCATAAATTGGGGAAAGATATATTGTTCTACGTGGTTTGGAGATACAGCAGAAACTACTGATGCAATACCTTTATATTCAGCACCAACTTGTTGGGCAGGAGTTTTATTATTATCTGCCGATGACACAAATATTTTTGCTGATACAACACTTTATACCGCAGATGCAACACAAGAATAAAAAAATAAAAAATGGCTAAACAAACAATCAATATTGGAACAACCGCTAACGACGGGACAGGAGACCCCCTCAGAACGGCATTCGACAAGGTTAATGACAATTTTACGGAATTGTATTCAGACGATACAGGAGATGTTGATTCGGTAAACGGACAAACAGGAGTTGTTACACTTGACACAGATGATATTCCTGAAGGAACTATTAATTTTTATAATGCATACCATACAGGTGATGTTGAGGGTTCAGCTATATTAACTATTCAAGATAACGTTGTTGACCACGACCAACTTGCAGCAAGATACACCGAAAAACAAGACATTGCGACAACAAGTGGAACAATCAACTTAGATGCATCTTCTTATGGAATATTTGAATTGACTTCTGCGCTTACTGGTGCGACAACATTAAACATCCAAAACATCAAGAAGGGTCAAGTAATTGATATTCTTGTAACAGGGGCGCAAACCATTACATTGGCAGATAGTTTTACTACTTCTACAATTAATCAAGCAGGTACTGGTGTTTATGACGGAGCAGCATCAAATCATATTCAATTAACTTGTGTCGATGACAATGATTCAGATGCAATTTTAATTTATTCGGTTGCAACATACACAAGCGACACAGACCCATCTTAAAAATAATATAAAATGAAAGCAATAAGTATAAACGGTACAATTAAAACATATTTATCAATTCCAAAAACTTGGAATAATACTCTTGGGGTTAATTATATGTCGGACGAAGAATTGAAAGGTCTTGGATTTTATGATGTTGTAACACCAACTACAAAACAATCTGAGCAACTTGGCGACATATATTTTGATGCTGAAAGTGAAGTATTCACATACCCAGTTGAATCAAGAACCTATACAGAAACGGTTGCTGAACTTAAAGAACAAAAAATTGCTGAATTAAAATTATTTTACAATTTAAAACTTGCTGTGACTGATTGGTATATCATAAGAGGTCAAGAGGGTATTGCACCACCGCAAAATATAATTGATGAAAGGTCAAATTTAAGAAGCGAATGTGCAACACACGAGGAAAATATAAATTCTAAAACAACAAAAGCAAGTTTAATTGATTATACTTTTTAAATATGGGATTTAATAAAAGACTTATTAGTCAATCTGAGGGCTTTGTTGGTCCAGATGATGGCAGATATGTCGTTGCAGTTGGGAGTGTTAATTATATTCATTCAACCGATTATGGGGAAACTTATAGCACAATAACTAATTTACCAAATACAAACTTAAAAACAAAGTGTGCGGTTAGTGGTGACGGTCAATATATCGGTCTTTTTGACTCATCTGGTAATGGGTCTGTTTTGTCCACCGATGGAGGAAGTACTTACGGAACTTATTCTTCAAATTATTACAACTTCGGTTCTGTGGCAACAACAGATGCTGCCTTTAGTCAAACTGGTGAATATCAAATAATTTCAACCACAAGTGGTTGTTGGGTTTTAAAAAATTACGGTTCACAATTACAAACACAAATTTCAGGTTATATAAATTGTGTGGCAATTTCTACAACTGGTCAATATATGCTTTACGGACAATATAATGGAGGTTTGTATTTATCCTCAAATTATGGTCAAAGTTTTTCAAATATTTCTTCTAATGCTTATTTGCCTAACGCAAATTGGAATAGTGTTGGAATGTCAGAAGATGGTCAAAGAATACACGCTTTAGTTAATGGAACAAACTATCAAATAAGAACAACAAGTGGTGGTACAACTTGGGATGGAAGTTTACAAATTGGTTTATCTGTTAGGTCAATAGTAACAACAGGAGATGGTCAATATTGGAGTATGGCTGACCCTTGGGCAAGTAATACAGTTGGTGAACGTTTTTTCTCATCAAGTAATTATGGGGTAAATTTCGGTGGTGAAATCGCATTTTTTCAATGGGGACCGTATCAACTTGCAACTTCTTTGAGTGGTTCGGTTTGGATTTCAAATCTTAAAAAAAGAAGTCAAAACTCTTGGAGGTTAGTTAAAAAATCTATTGGGACTGCTTGGTCAACAAAATTGTCAAGTTCAGACCTTAATTATTCAGATATTAAAGTATCTCGAAGTACACAATAGAATGGAAGATTTGAAGATAGCAGTAACGAATCTATTTGCACTTGGGATTAGTGTGAGCGAAGCAAATCCTTATCTTCAAACTATATCTTTAGTATTGGCGATAGGGTACACAATTATAAGTATAACAAAGAAACTTAAAGATAATGGCAAAGATTGATTTAGACGGAGACGGTAAAGCTGATGTTTCAATCAGTATCACACAGATTATTACAATAGGTGCAATGTTTGCTTCTATTATTGGTTCTTACTATACGTTAAGTGCTAAGATAGATGCTAATACGTCAGAGGTCTCAAAACTTAAATACAACGAAAAGGAATATACTTGGAAGAATCAAAGAGCATTAGAAGCAGAGGTTAGAGAAATAACCTTAGAAATGCGTGATTTTATGAAAGACTTAGAGTATTTAAAAGTAGATAAAAAAAGAAAGTAATGGATAAGATTAAAGAACTTGGTGGTAAAGCAATCGATTGGGTAAAGGATTGGTATATCACTAATTGGAACGGAGAAAGTTTTGATAAAATGAAAGTCATATTTGTATCTTTCTTTATACTTATGTTTTTATTAGCTTTGTTTGTATGAACCTTAATCATTTTTCTTTATCGGAATTTGACTGTCCTTCTCTTCCTGATTCAGGTAAGAATATGGATATTAACTTTCTTCATAAACTTGACCACGCAAGAGACATTGCAGGAATCTCATTCAAGATTACAAGTGGTTATAGAACAAAAGAACATAATACCAAAGTTGGTGGAGTACCAAACTCATCACACCTTATTGGAGTCGCAGCAGATATTGCAGTGTCAAATGGACACGAAAGATATGTTATACTATCTGCACTTATTGAAGCAGGATTTAGTAGAATTGGAGTCGCAAAAACCTTTATTCATTGTGACACAGATGACTCTAAGCAAAACTCTGTTTGGACATACTAATACCGTAGGAAGTACGCTATGGAAGACAAAAAAAAATTTAAAGATACCAAAGTAGGTCAGTTTTTATTAGAGAAAATACCTGATATTGTAGGAGCTGTAGCAGGTGATACATTAGCGGGAAATGTAATTCAAGCAATTATAGGAGGTTCAGAAATGAGCGATGATGATAAACAAGTTGCATTGAAAAAACTTGACCTAGAACGTGCTGAAATTGATGGAACAACTCGTAGATGGGTAGCAGATGCAAGATCAGGTAGTTGGTTAGCATCTAATGTTAGGCCTTTGACTTTAATTTTTTTAACAATAAGTTATGTTATTGGTTGGTACTTAAATTATCCATTAGACTCTATAACTGGATTGCTATCTATAGTAATAGGAGGATATTTTGGTTCAAGAGGAGTAGAAAAAGTATTTGGAAATAGTAAACATAAATAAAAATTGTTAATATGTTTATTGTCATAAAGTTTACAACTTAAAAAAAAAGGTTGTAATTTTGGTGGGTTAGTGGTTTATTAATTTTTAAAATATATTAAATATGTCAGAAGATTTAACTATAAGAAAACTAGCAGAAAAGATTGCTAAAGATTTTCAATTATCAGTAAAAGAAAGAACAGATACTATATTAGAATTAGATGCAATTCAATATACAAATTTAGGTGTTGATTCTACTAAAGCTGAAAAAAATAAAGTTAAATCTGATAGTAAGCATTTATATAAACAAATAAAAGGAATTAACGAAACCGACGGTAAACTTTTGTTAAATCATCTTGATTAATAATGCCTAAAAAAGCTAAAAAACCTACAAGAAGTAAACTAGTTAAAAAACTAGATACGGTATTTAGCCAATATATAAGATTATCTAATGCGGACAACAATGGAAATTGTACTTGTATTACTTGCGATAAGACGTTCTTTTGGAAAGAAATCCAAGCAGGCCATTTTATGAGTAGAAAACATTACTCTATACGTTGGGATGAACGTAATGTAAAACCACAATGTGTAGCTTGTAATGTATATAGATATGGAGAACAATATAAATTTTCAAAAAAACTAGGAGAAGATCTTTCAGATGAGTTATATTTGTTAAGTAAAAACATTATTAAATATTCTACACAAGATATTTTAGACATGATAGATTACTATAGTAAAAAATTAAAAACATTTCTTTGATCCTTTGTTTTGTTTTGAAATTAGGGTAGGATTTAATTCTTACCCTTTTTTTTTGCGTTGTATTCAAAAATTGTTTATATTTGTATAAAATCAAAATAATATGGATAAATTTACTAAACCAGAACTCTACGGAAAAGTATTAGAACTAGAGTATGAGCTAGAATTAGCTAAAAAACAATTAATTTTAATAACAAAAAACAATGAGCAAAGACAAAACAATTAATTTAAAACTTTTCGAATTACAACAGGAAATAGGTACTGTTAGTAAAGACACTAAAAACCCTTTTTACAAGTCAAAATACTTTGATATAAATTCACTAATAAAACAATTACAGCCTTTATTAAAAAAACATAGACTTTTATTGTTACAACCAATAGAAGAAGATATGGTCTATAGTAAATTAATTTGTGTAGATGGAACAGGAGGTGTTATATCAGCTTTAAAACTACCCGAAATAAATGACCCACAAAAGCTAGGTTCTGCTATTACATATTATAGAAGATATACTTTGGCTTCACTTCTTGGTTTACAAGCTGTAGATGATGATGCTAATATAGCTGGTGGAAAAGGTTTAAATAAGGTAAATTCAAACTTAAAAGTTGATAAACCAACATTATCAAAAAATTCAGAAGCCTTTACAAAAGCTAAACAGTATATTGCAGATGGTGGTAGTTTAGATAATATTAAAAGTAAATACAAAATAGAAAAAGAAGTTGAACAATTATTAAATAAATAAAAATGGAAATTACAGGTTATATTAAGAAAATAGAAAAAGCAGTACAAATTACTGATAGAATGAAAAAAGCTAATTTAATTTTAGAAACTGATAGATCTTCAGATTGGCCACAAGTTATTTGTGTTGAATTTGTAAATGATTCTATTGATTATTTAAGCCAATTTGCAGAAAATGATTTTGTTAGTATTGGTATTAATTTACGTGGTAGAGAGTGGGTAAATCCACAAGGAGAAACAAAGTATTTTAATTCAATAAACGGTTGGAAAATAGTTAAAACTGATAGTGAAGTTACTAGCCAGGATCAACAACCTGCCAGAGAAACAGAAGTAGATTTAGATTTTTAATTTAAAAGGGGATATTGTCGAGAACCTATTGCATTACTTAAAATGTAAAAGAAACGAAAATACTCCCCTTTTTTTTATATATTTATGAAAAAAATAACAGAAGGAGAAATGCCTGATGATTTTTGGAATTATAAAGTAAATCCAATTGTAGGTTATTACGTTCCAAAATTAGATGAAAACTCATTAGCAGTAGAAAAAAAATACAATAAAACAACACAATCAATATGATAGCGCAAAGCAAAGCAATTAAGGAAAAAATATTAGATGTAAAGTATGGAAGAGTTAAAGAAGGTCTTGGTATTGGAGTACAAGGAATAGATGAGTATTTACGTTTTAAACAAGGTAATTTTAATCTTTTAATAGGACATGCAAACACAGGTAAAACAACTGTTATATGTTATTTATTTGTTGTTTGGGCAATAAAGCATAAATTAAGGTTTTTAATATGGTCAAGTGAAAATACTCCACAAAGTATTGTTAGAAAAATAATTGAATTTAAAATGGGAAAACCAATTCAAGAAGCTTCTGATAGTCAAATAGAAGATGCAGTTAGTTGGTGTGATAAACATTTTAAAATTATTGATGTAGAAGATCTTTATACTTATAAGCAATTAATTAAAGAATCACAATCAATAAAAGATGCATGGGATTATCACGGTTTGTTAGTAGACCCTTATAATAGTTTAGCAAAAGATTACACATTGTTAAAAGCTGTTGGTGGTCACGAGTATGATTATCAAGTTGCTAGCGAGTTTAGAATGTTTTCTAAAACTAATAATATAACTATATTTTTAAATGCACACGGTGTAACAGAAGCGTTAAGAAGAACACATCCAGCAAATCATGAATATGGTAATTTATCTAAACCTTTATCTATGGCTGATGTAGAAGGTGGTGGTAAATGGGGAAATAGAGCAGATGATGTTATATGCATACATAG